GTCCGGGATCTCGACGTGTTGCAGAGATGCAACACCCCCCCCCATGCTGCGGTGCAACATTATGTTGCAGAAATGTCACACTTCGTGTTGCGATGCACAATGTTGCAGATTTGCAACACTTTTACGCCGCGTTGCAGCATTATTGTGCGACGCACAACGTCAGACTGGCCACCCATCAGCACCGAACCGGACTACCACCTTGCCTCGGTCCTCAAGCTGCCCTCGCGAGGCGTGGCATGGCTTGCATGTCGAGACGAACGGACCGGACCAGAAGAGATCGAGGTTGCCGCGATGAGGCGTGGCATGGTGCACCTCTGTCGCCTCGGTAATGTCTTCACGATCGAGGCACCACTCGCATAGTGGTTGGGCAGCGCGTTGCGCCTCTCGGATACGCTGCCACCTGGCCGTCTTGTAAAGGCGCCTGTAGGCTGCCGCCTCTGCGCTACGATGATCGGCCATATCCACCTACAACAAAAAAGTAAGGCGGCCGCTCAACCTGCCTGCGCAAAAAAAGCACAGCGGGAGCAGCCGCCAAGCGCAGCCCGTTGGGGCGCGCACAGCCTGGCACGGAAAGGAGGAAACGTGCCTGGCTGAGGGGGTGGCAGGAGCGCATGGTCTGAGCCAGTGGGGCAACCTGCCTAATGAAGCCAGAGATGGCTATGCCCAATCCAGAAGTCGGCACAACTTAGCGTCCGGCATACTGGCTAGCCGGCCCGTGCGAACACCGTCACCGGGTCGCGGCATCTCTGGATAAGTCGCACGGAACGGCTGGGACACCCGGCCTTCTCAGCAAGGCCGCGGTGCTATCTTGTTGCAGGCGCCACCCATACGGTGTGGCTTTTGATATCGACCGCGCAGGTGCGCAATGCCTACCTGCTATCTGGTCTGAGTGGATGGGCTCGAACCACCGACATTCTGGCCCCAAACCAGACGCGCTACCTACTGCGCTACACTCAGGTATCTGGTTGCGGGAGGCGGATTTGAACCGCCGGCCTTCAGGTTATGAGCCTGACGAGCTACCGAACTGCTCCATCCCGCAATAGTTACCCGCACACTCAGCGGCTGCACCTAACTGCAGCATGGCGACGGGTCCGGACATAGCCGGAACAGTGTGGGGTAGCGCGTATGCGTAACCCCTTCACTGTAATCCCCTTGGCAGTAGCGGAAAGCGGCGCTCTAGGAAGAATATTTTTGCAGCGCTCCTGCTAGGTCGTCATTTGCAGCCTCAAGAAGCCGCTTCCCGCGGCGCTCAGCCGTCCTCTTATGGCCATGGCCGCCGATGGATGCTAGGTTCTTGGCTGTGCCAACCGCGACCAGCACATCCCGCGTCTCAGGCTTCAGGTCGTCGATTGACTTGGCCCAGACTTCCTTCTCCACAACGTGCCCGACAATGTCCTGCCATGCGATCGACCCGCTTTCGCCCTTGGTCGTCTTTTTCATGCCGAGGAACAACTCGGCGGAATTCGTCGGCTTCCACGGCATTGCCTTGTGCGCATGTGTCACCATCACCTTTGCCGGGTCTGTGTTTGCCAACGCATCGTCCAGCATCTTGCGGGCCTCGGCAGCGGTGCAATTCCGATCTCCGCTGCGGTCACGATCCAGCCTCGGCTTTGATCTCGATCGCTTGGCCCCGAGCCACGTCACAATCCGGGTGCATGTGGCATTGGCATCGGACGCATCCTCATCGCCGCCCAGCATGCGCTCCTGCCTTTCCGTCGCACCAAGCAAAGCGCCTACCGGCATCCGTGCATCGTACTGCGTCAGCTTCCCGTCAGGGCCGTAAGTGTAGGCTTTCTCGGTGTTGGTGCCGTCGCTAAACCTCAGATCGCCGATCTGAATAATCGGTCCTGGCACCATACGGCCGAAGTGCTCGCTGAAAACGTCCGGTCCACGCACCACCGCGCCGCCGAGCGCTTCGTCGGTCATGTCGGCATCAGTAGGCCGCATCCGCAGCCGCCGCTCGACATGCATGCCGCTGACTTCCTCCGGATTGTTGTCGTTTGCCGCCACGGTCGACCAGTTCGTCTTGAGCATCTCGACAGGAGCGCCTTCGTCCGGGCGATCGCGATACGCCTTGAGTGCCTTCAACTGCTCCGCAAGTGATTCATGCCGTGCCACGCCCAACTCCCCGTGCGATGGTGATATGGGTATTTTAGGACATGTTTTCGGATAGGCCAGCGTGGTCGGTGTGGTCGTCATCATTCGCCGCCAGCCACCCGCGCACCACAGCCACGGCCCGCTCGGCTGCCTCGGCCTCGCTGCTGGCCTTGATGACCACGACATGATGGCCGATGCGAGCCAGTGCGGCATGGCGGTCCTTCTGCTCGGCAGACAGCCGGCCCTCGGCGCCCTTGTTCTCGATCAGGCCGCACCGGCCGTGCGGGAGCAGGATTGTCAGATCGGGGTGCCCAGCCGTCAGGCCGGTTGCCAGGCTGCGTGTGCGCTCCTGCGGGCCGCGCCTGCCCGCCTCCATGCCGCCCACCAGCAAAAACTGGCGGCCGTATTCCGGCATGGCTCGCAGCGCCCTAACCTGCGACGCCTGCATACGCCATTCTTGAACCGGCGCCTGCTTGATCGTTACCTTGCCGTTGGCCGTCACCAAGCGGACTCGCTGGCCGTTGATGGTGGTGATTTGGGTTTGACGTTTTGCCATGGTTCCGTCTCCAGTTTTCCCACCCTCATGGGAGGGAGGGAGATTGTTTTTCCCACCCTCTCCCCACCACCCCTACCCCCTAAAGGGGGATAGGGAGGTGAGGGAGGGAAAAAGGGTATTTTGCAGAGCTGGTTTTCCCCACCTTTCCCCACCTATGTGAGCGTGTGGGGAAGTTGTATTTTTAAGTTAAGCTGCGCGTACTATAGGTTGCATTCTTTCGGGGTGTTTTATGTCAAGCCCCTTCACTTTTTCGACCGCGAAATGGCCCTGCTCAATCCACACATCGACCATTTTTTCGATGCGCTTGTGCTCCGGCGACTTGGCCTTTCCGGACGGCAGATCAACGCCGAGAACGTCAGCAACGAGCCGTCCGACCCATGTCTCGGATTGGTAGTTCATGGTGTAGTCAGAGCCGCGCACGCGGGCCTTGATTATCTCCAGGCTGTCGGTCGGAACCTCGGCCGCGACGTCCTCCGCTGACGGCCAACGCCATTCCGTAACGACCGGCGCGAAGTCCTGCGGCTTGCTCAGTCCGCGCCCATTGCCCAGCGGAACGCTCTCCAGGCGCCGCCAATGCAGGGCGTTGGAAAGGGGCGTCAGGTTGGACTTGCCATAGGTAATCGAGAACATGCCATGACGGTCGGAATCCGACACGCTGGCTTGCTTTGCCTGCTCCGCTGTCATGCGGTTAAGCACCCGTACCGATCGGGCCGCACCTATCAGCGACACGGCCCCGCGGGCGTCCTCCACCGTCGCCTCACGGTCGGCCACCTTGCGCAGATGGTGCACGATGTCGATGGCGCAGTTGGTGTCATTGGCCACCTGTGCCCAGAGCTTCGCGACCTTATCGATGGCGCCGTTGTCATTCTCGTTGACCTGATGCGTCGAGACGAAAGGGTCGACAATCATGACGTCGATGCCGAGCCGCAAGATAAGGGACGCCACCGCCTCAACGACCGGCTCGACAATCTTGACGCCGGACTTCTTGTCCTCACGAGCAATGACAAGCTCTTGCTCGCGCCCGCTATCGAGGAACAAGCGCCCCTCGAAATCGTCCGGCTTGAGCTTGAAGTGGATAGCTGCCGCCATTAAACGCCGCTCCAGTTCATCGCGCGGATCCTCGGCGTTGAATATCCAGGCGCGCAGACGTTGTGGTGGCTTTGTGCCGTTTAAGTCTTTGCCTGACGCCATGGACAGCGCCTCGACGATGCTGTTTGCGGTCTTTCCAAGCCCGCCAGGAGCCACCGTCACCGAGACGTATTTTCGGATGTAATGCGTGCCGAACGCAAACTCGCGCCGCGGCAGTGTTTTGGGATCGATCCATGTGAACGGCGTTGCGAAGATGATGTCGGTGGGCTTGTCCGCGGGCTGCTCGGCGCGCTTGTCTGCCTGATTGTCACCATGCGGTGATTTGCCGTCGTCTGGCGGCTGGACTTCTCGCTCGGTATCATCAGCCGCCGCTTGCGTGGGTTCTTCCAGCACAGGAAGGCCAGCCTTACGCCGCGCATTCGCCAGCATCCTGCTGATGTCGATAAGGCGGGTGTTGTCTTGCTCGGGCTCCGGAATGGCGCGGGGTTTGGCTATGCCTGCCTTAAGCCCGTTTTCGATGGTCTTGCAGCACCGCGCCCAGTCCCTGCCCCAGCCGCGCGCCACGTCCTGCAGCAATGCACGCGCCTCGGACTCCGGTAGAGCGCCAGCGCCGACGAACGTGCCGATGGAGAACGCCGCGTCGTTGAGTGCGTTGTTCCTGTTGCCCATGGGCTCGCTGGCAAGGTCGGCAAGCTCGCGGTCAACTGCCGCATCGACATAGGCGTTGTTGGTCGTTGCGTGGCCATGCACAGCGACGCGCGAAGGCGCGGACCGAGGCAATAATAGCTCCAGCAGCCAAGCTGGCGCGTCCGCGATTTCGCGCGTGTCATCCACCCATTCATAGCGCCGCCCGTTGGCCATGACGCTGCCAGCGGCCAACACGTAGCCACCTTCAGACCGAATATCGACGCCAGCGCCCAGTGCGCCGCGATTGCGCGTCCCGACGACATATTTGAAGTAAATGTGTAGCCCGCCGTTCGGGCTCTTGACGCGCGCCGTGTCGGGCAACGGCCCGTGCTCAGCCTCCATATCGGAAAGCCAGTCGAAGCCGTTTGCCCCGCCTGGCTTGTTGTCGATATCGAGAGCGAAGAACCCCGTGGGCGAGCCCGTCGGCAGGCCGACCGCTGCGTCTGGCCAGTCCGACCACCATCTGTCGATAATGCGCCGGAACTTGGTGGCACCACGGAATCCGTTGCTCGTAAGCGGGGTTTTCTCACCCATTGTGATGAGCTCGCCGGTATGCGGGTCCGCAGTCTCGTCGGCACGAGAGCGGCATGGAAATACCGGCCAGCCTTTGTCGAGATAGTGGAGCGCGAGGTCGTGGGGTGTGCTGGGTGTCATGCGGCCTCCTGGCGAGGTGTGTTGTCGTTGGCGGCTGGATGCGGCGCCGGCATAAGCCGTGCGATGCGCTCGCCGACCCAGCGGAATTTCGGCACGGCCCAACTGTTACCCAATGCCTTATATCGCGGTCCGTCTGGTGAGTTCGCCTTGCCTCGCCACGGAATGTCTGTGTAGCCGTCAGGGAAACCTTGAAGTCGTTCGCATTCGGTTGGTGTTAGGCGACGGACGGCGGAGTGCACGAGCAGACCATTGCCGTTGTCCTTTGCGCCCAGCCGCTGGGCGCACTCGTCGGCATGGATTGGGTCTTGCCGGCTGTTGAACGCAATCGCCGGCATCACACCCGCATTCGCGTGGCTGCCCGTATGCCCACCAGCCCTTAGCGTTGGCGCGAGATCCACCGATGCGTCGGCGCCGTAATCCTTGGCGGAGAAGGCAACAATCGGGGCGCCGCGCCCAGATCCGTCCTCGCTGGCGTCATGCCCCTCTGCGGTGAGCGCATGGCTGATGGTGCCGGTTACTGATACTGCCACCATCGTGGTCGTCTCGTAGTCCTGCGACGAGCCTTCGCGCGTTGCGACGCAACGCGCTATGTCTGGGGCGAAGGCGACCAAATTTTCAGACCCGCCGCCATTGTCACCGCCAGCGGCGCGGTCCGCGCCGCTTACGTCTGCGCTTCGGTATGTCCCGATGCTACTCGCGCTAAAGCAATCCGCAGTTGCACCGGCAACTCCTTGCCCCGCTTTTCGGCTCGTCGGAGAATACCCTGACAGGCTTTTGCGCTCAAGAAGAACCGCGCTGGGATCGGCCCCGTTTCCAAAATCTGCGACAACGATGACGCGGCGCCGTCGCTGCGCCAGTCCGAAGTGTTGAGCGTCGAGGACACACCACGCGGCACGTCCCTTGGGTCCAGCGACCATACCTGCGTCAGGCCAAGAGCGCCCCGCTGGTGGTGGTAGGGGATCGTCCGCGCCGACAAGTCCCGCCAGGAAACATCCGAAGGCGTTGTCTTTCGTGCTGAGCCATCCGGGGACGTTCTCGACAATGGCATTTCTAGGCTTAATTGCATGGAGAGCCCTCATGTACGAGATTGAAAGATTGCCGCGCGCGTCATCCATGGAGTTGCGCAGCCCGGCGACGCTGAATGCCTGGCATGGGGGCCCGCCGCAGACGATATCGACCTTGCCGCGGTACTGCGACCAGTCGTGCGCGGTCATGTCGCCTACGTTCGGCACGTCAGGGTAATGATGCGCAAGCACTGCTGATGGGAATTTTTCGATTTCCGCGAATGCAATCGCCCTCCACCCCAACGGGCCGAAAGCGACGCTCGCCGCCTCGATGCCACTGAACATGGATATGAAAGTGATGCCGCTTGCGGTAGCAATCGGCGTGTTATCGTTGGCGTAGTGCATATCAGTCACCCCCCCCCTATGGCGCAAACGGCCTGAACCTTGTTTCTGGCTTCTAGCGTGTAGGCGATGTCGGCCTGCCAGCCCTTGCCTTGCGGGCCATTGTCGGGGTTTTCACTAACGGCGCGCTCCTGTATCGCGTAGGTATCAAAAAGGCGCATTCCCCGCCTCCAACTCCCTCCGCAGCGCATCCGCGCAGCCTTGCCATGCTGCCTTCACCAACATGCGCTGCTGAAGTTCGTCGTAGAGCGACAGGTCCGTCAGCCCGACGGTGGCGACATAATCACCCACCGCATCCACACCGCCGTCGAGGGCGCGCAGTTCGAACATGTCGAGGCGTCTGGTGTTCGATAGCCGACCGACGACAACGGCGCATTGAGCGCAGACAAACCGAGGATCGTCCTTGGCGCGCTTTTGCAGCCGATCGGTGCCGAGCCCGATGCCGTCGGCTCGCCTACCGCAGCAGTGGCAGCAGGTCGGGTTGCCGTCCTTGTCCTGGGTTGGGTCAAATGGGTATGCTGCTGCGGTCGCGGCCGTTGGGCCTTTGGGGAGCTTGGTCATGATTTACCCTTCTCGCGCTGCTCACGAATGCGGAATCCAAACCCGCCCTTACCGGCCATGATGCCGCCGCTATGCGGGCAGGGCCACTTCATTAAATCAATTGGCTTGACAGTTCTCATTGTGATTCCTATATACTAATGAAACGGAGGGTTTGTTTTGGCCAAAGGCAAAGAGGGTTACAAAATCCGCACCATTGAATGCGTGGCGTGCGGCATGACAATTACCGGGCATATGCGCGAGAAACAGAAGTACTGTTCTTTGGAATGCTATCGAAGCAGCCCAAGGCCGCAGCGCAAGACAGGGGAAGAGCGCGCTTGCGAGGTCTGCGGCGAAATGACTTACGTTCACTCGTTCCGCATTAAAAAGATCAGTGCGTTCTTCTGTTCGCCAGAGCACGCCAATGAATGGCAGGGTCGCAACAAAGATACATACAACTGTAAAATCTGCGGCTGCGAGTTCAAATGGTCGGCGTCTCGTAAAACGCAAACGACACCTACCTACTGCACTCCGGTGTGCCGCGATGCCGACCCAAGCCGCCGTGATAAATTGATCCAAATGAACGTCGATCAAGCCACGGCAAAGCCCAACAAATTGGAAATTGCCGGATACTCGATACTCGACTCGATTGGCTTGCCCTACCTGCGTCAGGAGTTGTTGTTCGATAAGTTTTGCGTCGATGCCGTCTACCCTGATCGCAAATTGGTGGTTCAGTTCGACGGTGATTATTGGCATGGTCATCCGGTAAAGTTCCCGACGCCAGACGATCGACAAACTAGGCGAATGTGGATGGACAGAGCGCAAGACGCCTACTTCTCTAAGGTTGGGTATGACGTGATCCGAATTTGGGAGAGTGACGTCAAAACCGCGCCAGTCGTCGTAGGCGCCATGATTCGGAAAGCTCTTCACGACGCTTCACGGACAGGCTGATTGTCGTTAGCGAAAAGTGGGCCGCATTCGTCGCCCGCCTTTCGCGATGCCATGCGTGCTTTTCTTGTGGCTGGGCCTTTATCAGCATACGCAAGACGCTCCTTAATATCAGCGATGTAGTCTGTTTCACGCTCGCATAGAATGGCGCTGAATCCCTCTCTCCATGCGGCCTCACCAGTTGTTCCGCTGCCTGCGAAAGGATCTAAAATTATGCCTCCTGGTGGAGTAACAAGACGGCACAACCATTGGCAGAGGCTGACTGGTTTCACTGTTGGATGGCGAGAACTAAATCGATCATTCTTGTCCGCCTTGGCGCTGTAGAAAAAGCGGGCGGCGGAGCCGGAGTCGCCCATGTGACCGCGCTCGTCCTGAAGTGAGAATGAGCCATACACGCCGTTGGTCTTTGGCTCATTTCTATGGCCGCTGAACGTCCCGCTAGTTGTCTGAGGAAACGCTGCCAGCACCTCGTCGCTGCCGTCATGGACAATGTTAGCTGGCCAGCGGCCGGCGTCGATTGATACGATATCGGCCTTACCGCCGATCCCGAACTGACCGGTCTTGGCGTAATTAGTTCCGGCGGGACCGCCGGAACTACCCACCCTGCACCCATCAATATTCACCGCGCCCGTGCCGTGCGCTAACACGTTCTCGGCAACCGTTCCGATCAGCGGCTTGCGAGCGAGGCAGATCGGTTCCCATGCGGGCTTGAGCGCAGTGCCCCAGCCGTCAAAACGCCGGGCCTCCTCCGACCCCGGCAAGTAGGTCGATTGCGCCGCTGTAACGGCGGCAGGGTCATCCATCCACGGCCGATCCCAGCCTTCATGCTTGTCGCCACGACGCGCCACGCCTTTTTCAAGTAGCGCAGCATGGGCGGCCGATCTAGGTCCGCCAAGCTTCCCATCGATTCCAAGGTGCTTGTCGATGAACTTCGCCACGTTCTGCGACTTCGGGAATCCTGCGCCATACACCCAGGCCAACTGGTCGCGGATTTCAAAGCCTGCATCCTCGATTGCGCACGTCATGCGATGATAGGTGCGCGTTCCGGAAAATGCCGCCACATGGCCGCCCGGCTTGAGGACGCGAAACACCTGTTCCCAGAACTCGGCAGCGAACGCGACCTCGCCGGTGTCCCATTGCTTCCCCATGAATCCGGCGGAGGCGCGGGCGTAGACATCACCGTCCTTTGCCGGCGCACTGCCAGGCTTGCCGAAACGCTTCTGGATTGAGACGAGCGCATAAGGCGGGTCGGTCACGACGGCGTCGATGCTGTTGTCGGCAAGCATCCGGATGCTGTCGCGGCAGTCGCCAGGATATAGCACGACCTTGCCGTCAAGCATCTCAATGGCCCCGCCCTGCAGTGGGGCAATAGCTGGCGTCTGCGCCGAATGCGCCATGGTGTCCTCCATGTTGTGTGGTGGTGGAGTTAGCGGGTGGCTTCTGGGTCCAGTCCAGAGTCGCGGCATATGCCCCAAGCGTACGAACTTCCGACGCAATAGATGTCCATTGCCAGCACCCAGTTGGGCTTTTTGCTATGCCGGCGCCCAGCAATCGCTCGGGCGCGCGGGATGACGTTGGCGGGCTTGATGCGGTCCGTCATCGTCTCGCGATATCGGGCCTCGTCGGCGCTTACGATCGGCTTTGTGTGGAACCCGGCCCAACCATCGTCGATCTCGCCCGACTGTTGCGCGGCAACAGTGCGGCGTGGTTCGCCATGACGAGCCCACGCTGTGTCCAAGTCTTCTGCTCCCTGCCCCATTCAAGTCTCCTCCCGCATGATGCCTACCACCCGCCGAGCGAATGCCGCGACCTCGCTAATCAGGTCCTGCTTTTCGGCCGTGACGTAAGAAAGACCCATCGCGCGCTGCCTGTCGTCGGCGTGTGCAGTGTACTTGGAGGAGATGAATGCCGCCGCCAGACGGTGGATATCGTCGTCGATTATTTTTGCCATTCAAACCGCCCTCACTGTCAGCGTCTCGCCAGCCTCACCCATCCGCGCGCCTTCGACTGTCTCGCCCGCCGAAAGCCGCTCTTTGATTGCGGTCTTGTCCGGCGAGTAGGACACGCGGACCGCCCACTCAGGCAGCGCTGACTCGTCGACTATCTCGATGGCGGCGGCCTTCTTGCCGATCGACAGCGTAGCCTCCGGCAACTGCACCTTCGGCAGGTTCGTGGATTTCATGACGCGGAACATAAGCGCGCGCATTGCCTCTTTACGTCGGTCTGCGCGGGCTTTTCTGGCGGACAGGTCGTCTATGCGGGACTTGACTGCCGCCGCCATGCTATTGGCCTCGCGCTCCTGGCTAACGAGGCGGGTCAGCAGGTAGTGTGCATCGGTACTGCCTTCGATCATGTCGGCGCGGAGTTCTTCGTCTTCGGCAAGCTCCGGATATGCCGCGATGAGGTCTGCCAGCGCCGCCTCAAGGTTGGCGACGTCAAGTGCGAGGTATTGGTCTTTGCGGGTGGTGGTCATGCGGTCCTCCTATGTTTCAATCGCCTGTTTCGCTCACAGCGCTGTTCCAAAATTCCGATGTCAACAGGCTAGAACGGGATATCGTCATCCATCTCCGCTAGCCACGCATCGCGGTCATTGTCATTTGCGCCAGCCGGCACGTTGTCGTTGTCGGCAACCGGCATAGCTGCCGCCCCAACGCGATAGTTGCAGACGTCAGGGTAACGCGGGTTGCGCGAGTAATCGAGCTGGACCTCGGCGACATCATTCAGTTCGTCCTGTCGCTCCAGCCACTCAATCACCGTCTTCGGGAATGGCCGCTGCCCGCCGAAGGTCAGCCAGTACCGATCCGCCTTGGATTTCGCGAAGCCAGTATGCGCCGGGCAAAGCCACTCGTTCGCAGTCTTGAACCCGATCATGTAGCCCACCTTCACCGTGTCCGGCTTATCCGGCGACTTGGCGGGATGATGGTAGAACGTCCGCTTGCGAACCGGCGACCACGGCTTTTCGGTGGAGAGCATCGGCGTGTCTTCAGCCTCGGCGGAGAGCTTTGGCGCGGTGTCGATCGGAAACTCATATCCGCAATCAGGGCAACACCGTGCCGAGGCATGCACCAGTGATCCGCAACCTATTTGCCCCTTGTCGTTTTCCACATCCTGCGGGCATTGCTTTACCGGAGCCTCTCCTTCGCCCTTCCTCGCGCTGGGCGGAAGGACCGCATCAATCGGTCCATGTTTGCGGACAACACCTGCGAAATCGAGGAACAGGCAATTCTCCTTGCCTGGATAAAGCCGTAGACCCCTCCCCGCCATTTGGACATAAAGTCCCGCTGACTGAGTCGGCCTACAAAACGCCACCATGTCGATAATCGGCAGATTGGTGCCAGTCGTCAGCACACTGTTGTTGCTAAGCGCGCGGATCTTACCGGCCTTGAAATCGGCAAGAATGCGGTCGCGCTCGGCCGGTGGCGTTGTGCCGTCAACCGCCTCGCAGGAAAAGCCCCGTGAGCGGATCTCGTCGCGGACATGATAGGCGTGATCTACGCCGGAGCAAAACAGCAGCCACGCCTTGCGCTCGGCTCCAGGCAATGTGCCATAGCGTACGACCTCATCGACAACTGCGCGCGTTAGGTCGGCCTTGTCGACGGCGTCCTGCAGCGCGCTCTGCTTGTAGTCGCCGCCCAGTTTCCCGACGCCGGACACGTCATAGGTAGTTAGCGTACCCTTGGAGATTGGCCGGCAGAGATAGCCCTGCTCGATCATATCGCCAACCGGCATGTCATAGCAGATGTCGTCGAATAGCGCGTCATCGCCTTCGTGCAGCGATCCCTCTCCAAGCCGGTATGGCGTAGCGGTTAGGCCGACAAGCTTGAGGTCCGGGTTGGTCTCCCGCAGGCCGTTTAGCAATTGGCCGTATTGCGTCTCGGACTTGCGCGGCATGAGGTGCGCCTCGTCGACCATGACAAGGTCGATATGACCGATCTGCTCGGTCTTGGCGGCGATGGTCTGCACGCCGCCGAACACTATCTGCGCCCGCGCATCGCGTCGACCGAGGCCGGCCGAGAAGATGCCCGCCGGCGCGAAAGGCCACGCACGGATTAGCTCCTGATAATTTGACAGGATCAGCTCACGGACATGTGTAACGATCAGGATGCGCATGTCTGGATAATCTGTCAGCAATTCCTTGCAGATCGTGGCCAGCACGAGCGACTTCCCGGCGCCCGTAGGAAGCACGATCAATGGCGAACCGGGCTTCTCGCGCCAGTAGTCGTAGAGCGCGTCCACGCTGGCGCGTTGGTATGGTCGAAGCTCAAGCATCAAGCCGCATCCTCTTCGATGGTGACGAGCAGGCGCTCAGCAACCGCGGGTGCGTTTTCGAGGAGCCATGCTTTCAAATCGTATTCGTCTAGGTCGACATGCTGAAACCACGTGAACTCCTCGCCCCAATATCCTGTTTCGCGCGCATATTTCATGCCAGCTTCCTCGCATTCTGGGTGCTGGTATGTGGAATAGAAATAACCATCCCACAGACCTCTGCAGTAGATAGCCGGCTCCCCGACATTGATGCTGGTTCCGCATTGGTCGCATTCGTGCGGCTTTCTAACGGCCTTGACGCTGGTTTTTGAACTGAAGTCTCCCATCAAGCCGCATCCTTCATCCGCCGGACAACCTTGCGAAGCATGAGCGACCGACGAACAAGCTGGATACCGCGCGCCTCGAGCTGCTGGACGCGCGAACTCGACACACCAAGATCGACCGCTATATCCTTCTGCTCATCGCCAAGAAGCCGGCGACGCATGACCACCCCCTCTCGCCCGACTGGAAATGCTCCGATGACTTCGGAAAGCGCGATTGCGTCCTCCTGCTCTGGGCGCGCCGGTATGGTCACGTCGTCGATGTTTACCGACACGCCTGTGCGCTTCATTCGCCTGGCGGAGACGCGCCGATCCGTCATGACGTTGTCCATGAGCAGTCCGAGCCACGTTCCGAAGGAATAATTATCGTCGTACTTGGCCCACTTGCGCAGCGCCAGGACGATCGTATCGTTGATAAGGTCCGCGGATTCGTACGACCGCACGCGGTGAAGCGCCATTCGGACCAGCAATGGCCGGTGGTCTATGATGGCCTTGTCGTACCAGTCGGGGCGCGGGGCGTTGTCGTTGGCTGGGGTTGGTTGGGTCATGGGGCGTCTCCTCTTCCATCAATCCAGATTTTCCCGCTAGCCAATTTGTACGTCACTGTCTCGGCGTCCTCGTCCGCATCGATCTGCTCCCCCGGCACGATGGCGGGCAGGAACAAATGAGCCTCGCATCCAGCCTTCTGCTCATCGAGCGACAGCGGCTTGGCAAAGCGCGAGCACGACCACGTGCCGCCCTGCTCCGGCGTTGAATAAAGGCAGGTCCGGCAGTTGCTGCGCGGCCATGCGCCATCGTGACAAGTGCTGCGGTGCTTGCACCAGCCGCAGGCAAATGCCATCTTCGCGTCCGGGTCTTCATGGAGTTTTGCGGGCGGCTCGCTCGCGTCTATGATTCGTTCGGCACGCGCCAGCAGCCGCGTGGTGTATTCCACGTCATATTGGATCCGCTCGGCATAGAGTTCGTCGTTGTCCTTGCAGACGGCGAGATAGATTGCCCTGTCACGGCTGCGCGCATGCATGTAGGTCTGCATCTGGCCGTAGTGCAGCGGCTTGCTTTTCTGCACGCCGTCCTTTTTGAGCGCGGTAAAGCTCTTGAGGTTGTGGCTCTTGATTTCGCCGACGTGCCAAGTTGCGGGCGCTTCCGGCAGGCCCAGGATTTCAGAGTCGAGATAGCCGCCGACATGGCCGCCGCAAAGATCAACGCGGATCTGCCGGCCGTCCTCCTGCCGGTCGACAACCTCGCAGCCGATCATGCGCAGGTTGTCGATCCAGCGCTCTTCTTCAAGGTTGCCGGTTTCGAAAATGCGCAGCGTGCGCCCCTCGATATGCTCGTGTGGCGTTGTCCATCGGAAGTCGTACCAAAGCTTGCGGCCGCACTCTTCGGCAATCTGCGAGGCGGGAATGGTCTTCCCGTCTCGCTGTTCGTTGCGTTCTTCGTAGGCGCGATAGATGGCGCGCACAGTGCTGGCTTGGGGCTTGGGGATGGGGGGCATTATCCGTCAGCCTTGTCGCCGACTGACCATACACCCAGCACGGCAGCACGCGCGATTTCCAGCCGCGCCTTGTCTTCACGCATCCCATTGCGGCCCGACCACGCCAGCGCGCCGCGGGCGAAATCACGGACCATCTGCAGGCGCTCGGCCCATTCTGCTTGCTGTGCTGGGGTCATGGTGTCTGGCGTCATGGGAAAAGCTCCTTGGTAAACAGGCAGCGACGCGGATTTGACTGGTCGTCGCTGAAGTTCGAGCAGTGTGGGGCGCCGTCCCTCCATGTCCACTCGTCCGGCTGTGCGCCGTTCTGAGCGTTGGCGAGGATTTCACAGCCGCCATCTTCTGGACCGTTCGGACCGTCGAAGGTCGTGCGGAATATTGCATCGCGAGAGCAGTGGTCACACCACCGCCTCTCGAAAGCGCGACCCTCAGAGCCATTGGCTGGCATGTATGGGGTGCCGGTCATATACGCACCGGCATAAGCACACCCAACAGCCGCTCGGCTTTGTCGGACGTGAAGATCGTCGGCGAGCCAGGATCTGCCAGCGCAAGCTGCACGTCGCCGGCGGGGAACTGCGAAAGCATCTCGGCGAGGTACTGGCTGTTAAGACCGATCTCGATAGGCTCGCCGCTGTACTGGACCGCGATTTCGTCGGTTGCCGTGCCGCTGTCGGGATTGTTGACCGTCAAGACAGCTCCGCCGCTTGCGAACGCCAGCTTTACGGCTCTGCCGCGCTCACTCGAAATAACGGAAACGCGACCGACGGCAGCCTTCATGCCGTCGCCGTCGAAGCTGATCAGCTTGTCGTTGTCGCGCGGAATGACGCGGTCATAGGCCGGGAACGTGCCGTCGATGAGCTTGGATACGATTGTCAGGCTGCCCTGTGAGACGCGGATTCTCGATTCCGATACCGACACCTGCAGCACGCCCTTCGGCAGCAGGCCGACGGTCTTGCGCGGCACGATGACGCCGCGGAACGGGTCTTCGCCTGTGTACTCCACTTCGTGGCGCGTCAGTCGGTGTCCATCGGTCGTAACGGCGCGCAGGAGGTAGTCACCGTCCTCCTGGATGTGCATAAACACGCCATTGAGATAGTAGCGTGTCTCCTCGGTGCTAATGGCATGCACACACGGCGCGAATAGCGCGGCAAGGTCGGCCTCGAACGACGCGGAATACTCGGCGTTAGGCATGGTCGGGTAGTCTTCGGCCGGCAGCCGGCCAAGCGTGAAGCGCGACTTGCCGGACTTCAGTACGACCTTGCCGTCCTTATCCGTCAGGCTGATATCGCCGGCGGCCTTGGTGACAATTGACGCGAGCAGCTTGGCGTCGACGCACAGGCTGCCAGGCTTGACCACGCCGGCCGGTGCTGCGTCCATGACCTCGACATCAAGGTCGGTGCCGCGGATGTGCAGCTTGCCGTCTTCTGCTGTCAGCAGGACATGCGACAAGATCGGGATGGTGTTGCGGGACTCGATCGCCTTGGCGACACTGGAGAGTGCGCGCGCGAAATCAGCCTTGCCGATGGCAAGTTCCATGGTGTTCTCCTTTTTTGGTGGTGGTGGGCGGCTAGTCGCTGGGCAACCGGCCGCCAGTGGTGGCTAGGCGGACTGCCGCGCAAGCAGCAGCCGCCAGTTTGTTGTTATTTGCCCCACGGCCGCCGGCCGCCGGCCTTCGGATCAGCCGCCTGCTGCTGCGGTGCGGGCCGATTGTCGTTGGCTGCCTTCGGTGTGGGCGCCGGCTGGTTTTCGTCGATGGCGGGTTCGGGGAGTTCGCCCTGGTCTGGGTAATAGTAGTGCTTGATTTCGCTCTTGGCCGCGTATTTCGGCGTGCCGTCGGCGTTCTTTTCCTTGCTGTCCTTCCCCATGCCGATCCGGGCAACGAACGGGATGTAGTGCAACTCTTCCGTTTCTTCGGGGGACTCAGTCATACTGAGGGCACGGAGAAGGCATGAAAATTGCTTCTGGCCGATTTCCTGCGCTTGCGCGCTGGGGTGCTCGACATTGTAATTGCCGAAGACCTTTCGACCCTTGAACTCATCAGGCTCAAGGACATCAAAGGTTGCCTTCACGGTGATAGCTTGTTCGCGAGTGCCCTCGTTTTTGACCGTGGCATCGCTCGCCGAAATTTCAAGGCGATAAATGCCGTTGGGGATGTTGCTGAAATCCCGCTGCTGCGTGGATTCCTCAGTTGCTTCAACTCTTACGCCAAGTCTGGCCATTCATGTTCTCCTCGGTTGTTTAGTTTGGTTGGTTGAAAAAGCCGCCGGCATAGAGCAGGCCGGCATAGATGCCTGAACTTGTGAGCGCTACCCACATGCTGTAAGGCTCGCGATGTTCACCGTGCTTCACGATGTGGATGCCGATAGACATGGCCATCAGCGCAACGGTCGTAACTTGCGGCCATCCCATCACGCCGCCTCCCTAAGCCCAGTCGGCTCGGGGAAGAACTTCGCCAGTTCCTCGTACCCCTTGCCCTTGCGATAGGTGATGGAGTCCGGCATGGAATAGCGGTTCTTCGCGTTGAACCCGGCGCCCTCGGACAGATGCACCTGCCGCTCCTTGCCGCCTTCGGCGTGGGCAATCTTGGTCTGACGCGCGACCTCCTTCTCCTTGATGGAAATGCGGTAGTTGCAGAACGCCACGATGTCGGACTTCTCGCGTACCAGCGCATTGGCGCGCTTGTGGAGCTTGGGCTGGTAGCGGCTGTACGGGTCGGTAATCGGGCTATCGAACCGGATTACCTCCGGGTGCGCCAGCATGACGACGCATATTCCGGACTGCGCCAGTGCCGCCACGCCGCCGAGAAGCTCGTTCCATTCCGTGTCGGCTTCGACGTAGCCCTTGCCGAACCCGGCTTCCTCGATGCTGGTAATGCCCAAGCGGCGGCACGTTGCCTTCCACACCAGCGGCTCAAGGCCATCTAGGCTATCGAGAATGACGGTCTTGCGGTCATGGTCGGTGGTGAGCAGCTCGCCGAAAATGTCGAGCAGGTCGTCGAAGCCCTCGATTGTGCCGGGCGTCGGCATGTCGACGTCAGAGGGTGCGCGCTCGCCTTCCGTAGGCAGGTAGAGCGGATCTGGGAATTCCGCCGCAAGTGATGTCTTGCCGATGCCGTCCACGCCGTAAAGCAGGATGACAGGCGGATCGGCTCGCTTGCTGGATCTCAGGCTTCCAAGTGATAACGCCAATATTCCCTCCTATATCAAAAAGCTGGCGACGAACGCCAAAGCGAGGCACGGCAGGATCACGTGCTGCCAGTTCAGGATCCAGCCGGTGAAGCGGTCGACATGGTCGGTCGGGTCTGTCATTCGCGCTCCTCGGCTGCAGTCAGCCAGTCCATGATTTCCCACCAGACGTAGCCTGCGGTGCCGACGACAATCCCGAACGGCAGCGCGAAGGCGAATGCGATGGCGCCGATTACGCCCCACGCAGCCGCAAGGCCGCGTTTGATGGGGTGGACGCCGCGGTAGGTGCTGGGCTCGTCGGCATAGTCGCGGGGTGGTTCGCTGGGCGGCGGTGTGTGCCATCCTTGGTCTAAAGACATATTCCCTCCATTCCCGCCTGCCGTTGCCAGCAAGCGGGCTGTTTCGTTGATTGTGAAGGTTGGTTAGGCGGCGGATGCCTGGAAATACTCCACGACGTCCTTGGCCGGCTTGAGGCCCATGCCGGTTATCGACCGCAGTTCCTTGATCGCCGCGATCTTGTTGCCATTCGCCGCCTGCCGCTGCCATTCGTGGTCGTAGGTCTTGGCGACGAAGGCAGGCTCGCCGGTCAGTACGAAGACGCCGAACTTCTGGCCCTGGTGGACGCCAGCCAGTCGGCTGGCTTCGGTGTTTGCCGATTCCAGGGTGTCGTGGACGTAAGGACGGAGCGCGGGGAGAGGCTGGCCGTCCTCGATGAGGGCGACGATGGCTGGGGTGGGGGGGGCTGGAGCGAAATTCTCTTGATTATCGCACAAAATCCTGCCGTCTCCGTCCCACCTCACGAACGGGCAGATGCTGTCGTTTTCTTCCACAGTCCCTGTGTCTCCGACACGAAGCCCGTATTCCGACAGGTAGTCATTGTTGATCAGCCGCACGCGATCACCGACCTTGAACTTCGGCGCTTCCGGTTGCGCAGCACCGCTGCCGTACTCGTCGGCGAGATAGTCGACGGTTGCCGCGACGGTGGCTTCGGCCGGCCACTCGGCGACGAGGTCGAGGTCATGTTCACCGAAATGATGCCGACCGTTATTTTCGAACAGTCTTTCCTTGGCGCCTACTTTTGCGCACCACAAGTCCATCCACGGCTCCATCGGCCCGACCTTGCGTCCATCGCGGGTCTTGTAGTAGCGCCCTCCCTCTATGCGCAGCGGGGCTGGTTGCTCGGCAACCAGCGCGTCGACCGGCGCGTCGACTGGCAGCGGTTCGATATCAGCAACTCCCACCCACCAGCCGTAGCCAGTACATCCGAACTGCTCCTTGTCGAACGTGATGCGGATAGGCTTGACCCTGCCGCCGTCGTCATTGGCGACCGTTGCTCCACACTCGGCCTTCAGGCCATCCACCTCGCGGATCATCCGCACGCGGTCTCCGACCTTGGGGCGCCAGAGGTAGAAGTCGCACTCACGGAACGATCCGTCCGTAGTGCGGTCGCGCTTGCCGTAGATATGCACCCACGCGTATGGTTCTGTCGGCGACGCCGTCTTTTCGACGACAACGATTTCGCCGGCACTGACGTCGCCTATGCTGTGCTTAGATACCAGTCTGTCGCCAGCTTTAAACTTGTTCTCAGGCATATCATCCCCTCCCTGCGGCACGCGCCGCTGCCAGATTGATCACGTTGTCCTGCTTTGCAGCCGTTCCTTCATCAGGCGTCTGCACCTTGGCAGGGCCGTGGAATTCTTCGTCTGGCTCAAGCTCGACGCGCTCGAACCAAATCGACGTCACGGTCGCGCCGAGGCGGACAAGATATTCCTGTCCCCAGTTGCGCTCGCCTATGACCTGGCCGGTAAGAAAGTGGTTCTGGACGAGCCGCACGCGGTCGCCGTAGTCGAAACTGACTTCTTCGCATTCCTCGCAAAAGTTCACGCCGCCGCCCTTTCCAAAGTCGCCACGCGCGGCAGGCTGACCTCGACCATTCCGCTCGTGGTGCTGCATCCGCCGTTGTTGGCCACGCGCCGCAGCACTTTGTTGTCGTTGGCGGCGAGAGGTAGGCGTTTTGTGGGTTGTGGTGAGATAGCGCGGTGTGCCGATGCGATGCCGATGTCGAGGCGGTCGGCGATCTGGCGGAAGGTCAGGCCGGCGCTGCGCAGCGACCGGACGGTGTCGTTATCGTTGGCGGCTGTGATGGGTCTGCCGCGTCTGGTGGTGTAGGCGATGTCGGATGTTATGCTGGTTGTCATGGTGCCTCCTTGTGCTGGAGGTTATCGGGTGCCCGTGGGCGGTGTCGTGGCGCGCGGCCGGTTTGTGATTGTTGGGGACGCTGTTGTTCCAAAAATCTGGTGTCAAGCGTTGGTGGGGAGAAATGTTTGGTGGTGGCGTGATGTTGAGGGGTTGCGTGGCAACGGGTAGGTCAAGCCGCCTTGGACATGGCCCCGAGTTGCGCCAGAAGCTTACGCCGGGTTGCCGGCCGCAGAGATGCCCAATATTGCCAAAACTGCTGCTCTTCTTCATCCTCATCGGGCGCCGGTGCGCTGTTGACGATGACATTGAACGCGGTTAGCGCGTCGACCGGCTTTTCCTCTTTCGGCGGACGCGCCGACACCTGCTCGCCGGCCTCTGCGCGGGCGATTATGGATTCGCGGTCAGGTCCGGGAAGCTTGACAAGGGCGTCAAGCTCTACCCCCTTGTCTAGACTGGTGCCGACAACGCGGTTGATGTCGGGGCCGAGTTCTCTGGCGCGGGCGATCTTGAGTTGAACGTCCCGCTTAACCGATTCCGGATTTCGGCCTCCGCCAATTACAGCGGCAACGTCACTTGCGAAATCTTTGTGTCCGCGCCCGCCTAAACTGCGAGAATTTCTCGCAGTTTCTTCCCCATCGAAACCATTTATTTTCCGCCAAATTTCTTGGCGCCGAAGGATGCAGGCCGACTCCTCGGCTGCGGACAGTTCCGACCGCGCAAGGTTCTCGTCTATCTCGAGAAGCTCGGCCTGAAGGTCATTCACGTCAAAAACTACACACTCGACGGCTACCTCGCCGCGCTGCTTAAGAGCAAGCAGGCGATGATGACCATAAATGAGCACGGGCACGGCGTCGCACACCTCGCCGTCATCCAGCATTACATTGTCGCGGATGCAGACTGCAGGCGGGTTCATCAAGCCATTGCCGCCGACGGATTTGGCAACATCACCAATGCTCTCGGCGATGCTCTTGACGCGCGCCATATCGGGCGCGCGTCGGTTCTTGCTGATGAAAATTGCATCGATTTCAAAGAGCCGGCGCTCCATCAGATGCCCCAGTCGAGCGTGACGTCGTAATTCACCGACTGCATGGTCTTGCTATTGCGGTGCGCAATGAAGTGCGCCACGAAAGCCCGAACCCAGTTCTCTCGGGAGAGCTTCACCTTGAACCTTGCGTCGAAGATGTGCTTATGGAGAACAAAACGCGGATCACGCTTGGGCATCATCTCTCCGCTCCTTACAGATGCGAAGAATGCAGCGATCATTGCCGGGTTGTGGTCGATGCTCAGGAGGTACGCCGCTGCGGCCCCCGGCGCGCTCGGACCGATGCCCTTCATGTTTGCTCCGGCCGCAGAATGTGCCGCCTCGATGAGTTCTCGATTCAAGTCGAAGAACGCGTCTGTCTCAGCCGGTGTAGGCTTGCGACCGGTGCGCATTTCCAAAATGAGGTTTGAAATCGCCGACATCGGCACGTAATTGGTAACGCCGTTGATGCCGAGGCGGTCGGCGCCAGTACGCTTGCGTCCGATGTCCACGGTTGCGATTGATGAACGCTCGACGCCGAAGGCAATGGCGGTCTCGATGCCGCCTCCGATGAGAAGCGCCGCGAAGCAACGATGCTGTCCGTCATTCAACTGCCCGCTTCTCGCGACGATTATGGTCTCGCCGTTCGCCGCCCATCGATCGCTCGCCATGTCCCGCATGATAGCGGCAAGGTTGGCTGCGTTCACGCGGCGATTGCCGTCGTTCCGAAGAAGCAAAAGCTGCGCAAGTTCTGGCGTCAGTTCGCAGAACTCCGAGTTCTTGCGGAATGACGCCTCAATGACGCGCTCAGAAAGCCACTGATCGACCAAGCCGAACTCAGCCGTCCCGCCGAATCGGAAAAAGCCCGCATCATTGTCAGCATTGATAAGACGGGCAGCCAGTTTTGCCGCCGCCTCATACTCACCCGAGGCGATATGGGCAAACACCTTATCGTGGTCGCTTGGCGGCGGCGGCTCGCCCGAAGCCGACACTGCGGTGAGCGCAGCGGCGGCAACTGCGTGGTCGATGACCTGGATGCTTGGCGCCTGTCGAGTCGGCAGCCCCAAAAGATTGCGTCTCGTCTTCGTCTCCACCACGACCCTGCGCGGGGCGTCCTCCAGAATTCTCGGCGTACGTGACATAATGTTCAATGTGATCTCCTTCTCAATCTCGGCCATTCACCGTAAGTGGCCCCTACAAAACGCAAAAAGCCGACCGGGCCTTTCACCTCCGGTCGGCTCTACGGCGGACCCCTTGCGCGGCCCAACCATCTTCTTTGCGTCTCCATTCGCGGGAGGCGTCTTCTTCTGTAAATGCCCTTTTCGTCGTCCTTCATGTCGCTGCCCTTTCTTTTGCTCTTATCGGCTGTCGGCTCTTATCGGCCTTGGGTAGTTCGTCGAGGTCGTCTAGTTCGTCGAGGTCGTCCTGGGAGGCTACGCTATACAAATGCTTCCGCCTGCTTTGTCTTCCGTCTGCTAGCCGGCGCTCGCCTCGTCGGCGTTCGCCCCGTCGGGTTTGTCCCGCTTCTCGTTCGGTGAATCGGTTATGCGATAATCGAACGAATCTGTCAAGCGGCTTTATGCGAAAATCGTGAAAGACTTTCGCACAGTTTTATGCGATTGGCGCGCCATGACTCCAAACCAACTCGCAAAGTGGCTGCAGCAGGGGATTAACAAAACCGGCATCACGCAGTCCGACCTCGCCCGCCGCATGGGATTGACCCCCGGCAAGATCAACCTGATCCTGCATGGGAAGCGGCGACTCCAGATGCAGGAAGCCGTGAAGGCATCCGAAATCATGGACTTCCCGCTTCCCAACGAAAACCGGACCATTGCGGTCATGGGATATGTAGGAGCGGGGGCAGAAGTGTTTTCAGTAAGTGATAATGATGTGTTGCATGAGGTGGATATGGGATTCCCGATTCCGCCTGATTTGGTCGGCGTCATCGTGCGGGGCGATTCAATGTTCCCGATCTTCGAGGACGGCGACCTTGTTGCCTACCACGGTGCCGAGATGTCGCCGGATCAGGCAATAGGGCAGACCTGCGTCGTCCAGCTCGCCGACGGACGGATGCTTATCAAGAAGGTGCGCCGTGGTTCGCAGCCTGGCCTTTACACGCTATCGAGCGCGAACGCGCCAGACATAGAGGACGTGCCGCTCGACTGGGCCAGGGAGTTCGTCATGCGATTCTCTCGTAAATACTGGCGCAAGAGTTAGCATCGCAATCAAATCGCGGCGACAATCTAGAACTGAAGGGCGGGAGCAATCTCGCCCTATTTTATTTTCTGTTAACTCTTCAGTCACGTTTCCGTGATGGCCGATATTGGTCATGTGATCAACATCGTCGCGCAATCCTGAAGATTGGCGGGTTCTAATTCACGGTTGATTTTCGTCAAAGAATTAAGCTTTTCGTGCTTATGGCGGCGGCCTGTTGGGCTGATTCGCTGCGGATTTTTCGATAATCGAACAACTCAGGTTGACATGACTATTCGATTATCGTAATGATTCACCCCATACCACGCCGCATGGTGCTGCGTGATCAGGGGAACGCCCACATGAGACAGAACACCCCAGCCACCGGCAGACGGACCGCTGCCGAGCAACAGCGCACCGCGGCACGCGCCGCTCGCTGGTCCACATGCCTGCTGCTTGCCGGCATTGCAGCGCCCGCCGCCATCGCATTGGCGGCCTCCACTCAGGAGGCCCGCTAATGCGCCGGCTCCTGAACGACCTCGACGACACCGTCGGCCCCAACTGCACATGCAGCGACGACCCGTTCGTCCGGCCCGACTATCGCGGAAAGAAGCACACCCGCCCGATTGGCCGCGTCGTGCATAAGCGCAAGCCGCGCCGTGCCAAGGCCGCCCGCGTGATCGCGGAGGTGGTGGGATGAGCGCCACCAACATGACCACCCGCACCACAACACCCCGCACCGCCCGCCCGCACAGCGCCGAGAGCATCGCGGCAGACCTGGCTCGAGACTTGGCCGCATTTGCGTCCATCCTCCTGATGGTCGGCGGGGTGACGCTCATTCTTCTCGGCGTTTACGCCAACTAGCCAGCCAGGGACTCGCGCGGTTTCAACGCGCGTCGGTATTCTACGCAGTTTTCATAAGGAGGGACGAGCCCATGTCACACATCACGATACAGCGCGCCATGCAGGACGGCACAAACCCGGAGTCGCTGCGCAGCGTTGCGGAATGGAACGTACGAATGGCCAGGAGAGCGACCGATGCTGGCCGGGTTCGCATGCTGTCGCAAGCTGCATCACTAGACCGCGTCGCCAACAGGCTCGAGGCGGACAATGACAATGGCGGCCACAACGTCCATCAGCTCGGCCTTTCATCGGCCGTGGCGCGGGTCTGAGGAGACGAGATGATGGCGCTGAATTTCACTGAACGCTTCGGCGAGGCCACGGCCCGCATCGACAAGCTGATCTGGATACCCTCTGCAGTTGGTGCATGGGCGTGGTCAGACGATCTCAAATCGATGGTTGAGGACCTGTACGACAACAACGAACAGATCATTTCCCGTCTCCCGATGATGCGTCGGATACTGACGAGTGAAGACGAGCCGGAAGAAGAGGACGTGATCGAAGTCCTTCATCGAGTGAACGGATTCTTTGCTAAACTGGCGCGCCCCATCCCCCAGATGCTCGGGACGCGGCATGCCTACAGCTGGGGCTACTACCAGACCGAATGGGTCTACGCCGAAACCCTCGAAGAGCTTGCGAAGCTCGCCGAGGATTTCTCTGAGCGCGTCGTGGCAGATGCGAAGTCGTCCGCCGCCTGAACCCTCAACGAGGATACACCCATGACTGAGATCGCAGAGTTGACCCGCCCGATTGTCGGGATTGAAAACAGAACAGCGCAGGAAGTTTTCGGCATTATGGTCGACCGAATTTCCGCCTGGAACCGTCGCGCCCTCTCCCCCTCTCCGGTCGTGAAGGCGCTGGAACGCCAGACGGACAACGTCGCCTTCATACTCAACCATGTGGCGCTGCCAGACCACTGGTATGACAAGTTCAAATCCGAACTTGAAGAGGACCGCGCCGCCCTCACCAAGGACACCTCCAATGACTCCGCCCCTCCGGCCAATGGGAGGGGTGAATGAGCGCGAAGCTGAACTCCAGCCGTGAGATACTACGGCAAGCGATTGAAGAATTCAGCCCCACGCATATCGTATCCATGGTGTCTGGCGGGAAGGACAGCGCTGCGTCCGATCAGGTGGCGCGCGAACTGGGTGCGAAGATTGACTTCGTGGTCCACGGTAACACGCGATGCGGAATCCCGGAGACGACCGAATTCGTCCGGGACGTGTACGGTCGCAAGGGAGAATATGTCGAGGCCGATGCCGGCACCGCCTATGAGGATTACGTCCTACGCAAGGGGTTCTTCGGCAAGGGAGTGGACGCCCACGGCTTTGCCTATCGCATCCTAAAGGCCACGCCGTTCCGCAAGGTCGTCTCGAAGGAAATCCGCCAGCGGAAGCGGAACGTCCGTGTCCTGCTACTCAACGGTGCACGCAAGGACGAAAGCGAGAACCGCAAGAAGAACCTCAAGCTCTTCCGCGCCGACCCCGCTTCCCCCGGCAATATCTGGGTGAACATCATCCACGACTGGAGCCAGGAGGACCGCGACGAGTATCTGGAGCGGTGCCAAACCCCCATCAACCCAGTTGCCAAGGCCTTGTGTCGTTCCGGCGAGTGCATGTGCGGGACGATGCAGAGCGCTGCCGAGCGGGTCGAGGCTGCCACCCTATATCCCAACTGGGGCGAATGGCTGACCGACCTTGAGAAGGAGGCCATGCGGCTTCACGGGTTCGGCTGGGGCGATAGAGCACCGAAGTCGCATCCCGGCCAAGGCGAGTTGTTCCAGCCAATGTGCAAGGACTGCGTTCGGAGGGCCGGGGCATGATCGTTCGGCTTTTCAAGTTTCTCGCCAAGGTCTGGCGTGCTGACGAATTCGGTTGGCCCGATCCTACCCCGTCTCCCCTCCACCCCAGGAGCAACCCCATGAAGATCACTGACGAGGCCGTCCGTGCAGGTTCTGTAAAGATGGCAAATATGGACGACAGTTTCACCTGGTTGTCAGACGAAGATCAGGACAAGCTTATCCGCGCCGCCCTCGAAGCCGCTCTCCCCCATATAATGGGAGAGCAGGATCCGGTGACTTGGACGGTTGCGGGCAATCTACTGAAGAGGCTGCGGGAAGAGAACGAGAGGCTGAGGAAGGCGCTTAGAACGGTCGACACGTGGGCCGAACAACGATGCCCTTGCCGGAACGAAGAGCCTAACCCATGCCCGCTGTGCTTGGCCGACGCTAACAACCCAAAGGACATCTGCCTTTCAGCGGAGAACACCCTGCCCGCGCATGTGCTTTCCGCAGTCCGAGCCGCACTCTCGGAGGCGAAGCGATGACCCCAGCCAATGACAACAAAGCGCCGACCGGCAACGTCTACACCCTGGCCGAAGCCTCGGCCCATCTTCGGCTCACCAACAGAGGTGTTGCGAAGCTCGCCAGACGCCACGGCTTTTGCATGGTGCGCGGACGCGACATACTGTTTACTGACAACGATATCGAGAACATAAAGGACGTTCTACGATGCCCCTCAAGCTATACAAACGCGGCAGCACCTATTGGATATCAGGGACTGTCAAAGGAACTGGACATGACGGGACGAAGCAAAGCGTCAGTGTCCGAAAAAGCGCGCAAACTACTGACCGAACGGTCGCAGAAGCGACTCGCGCAAAGACAGAAAGCCGCATCCTAGACGAGATCGCGCACGGCAAGGCCAAAGTGATTTCGTTCAGGGAGGCGACCGAATCCTACTTCGCCGCTGGCGGATCTGCGCGGTACTTGCTCGATGTCCACGCAGACGACTCCGAGCACGGCCTGATGGTCTACTTCGGAGAAACGAGGATGACTGACATCAATCAGAAGGTGCTCGACGAGGCGGCGGCAAAACTGTTTCCGAACACGCTACCCGAGACGCGCAACAGGCAGTGCCACACGCCGTTCATCGCGGTCTGGAATCATGCCGTCAGGAACGGCTGGGCCGAGGTCCGCATGTGGTCGCGGCCGAAGAAGCCCAAGGGCACGAACGTTGTGCGCGTGGCCAAGCGCCGCGTTGGGACGTTCCCGGTGGAGTACGATCACGCCGCGCGGTTCGTTGCCGCGATGTCGCCAGGACCGGCCGGTCTTATGACCGCGCTGTTCTACACTGGCATGCGCCCAATTGAGCTTTTCGCGCTCGAGGCAGGCGCGGTTAATGTCGCGGCGAACTGGATCACGTTGCGCAACACCAAGACCGGCGAGCCTCGCGGCATTCCGATTCACTCGTTTCTCTTGCCGCTATTCGAATCGCTACTGAAGCGTCCCGGCCTTGGCGCCGATGAGCGGTTGTTCCGAACGCCGCGCGGTAAGCCTTACGAGGACGTCGTTACGGGTATAGATGAAAAAGGCGGCGGAGGGCTGAAGTCGGCCATCAATGGCGCGCGGCGGCGATCCGGCATCAAGGACATCGCTCCATACACTGGCCGGCATTCGGTATCGACTGCGCTTGTGGTCGCTGGCGTGCATCCGCACATCAAGGACCAGATCCTTGGCCATGCGCCGGACGATATGAGCAGGCACTATACCAACGTGCCGCAGCCGGCACTGATCGAGGCAATCAACAAGCTGCCGGTGCCTGACGCCTGGCGCAATCTGCCGTGGTGGGACGACCCGCTGGCATGGTCTGTGCGGTTGGCTGAGGGGACAGGGCGAAGGACGGATTTGGAGAAGGAGGATGTGGGGTGACAGCTTGCTATGTGTATGCGATTGCAATGGAGGGTGACAGCGTCGTCCTTGAGAAAGCATTGAAAATCGGGATTGCGCGCAACCCGGAGTCGCGCCTTAGAGGGCTGACTACTGGCAGTCCTTTCTCAATGGTCATTCGAAAAACGTGGAAGTTCCTTTCGGATGCTGATGCGAGAGACTTTGAAGGAGCGTGCCATAAGGAGTTTTCCGCCCAGAAGCTGATGCGAGAATGGTTCTCTGTTACCGTTCAGCAGATAGATGAATTCTATGAGTCGTACTTCACTCTAGCTGACGTTGAGAAGGAGGCGTCAGAACTGCTTCACGTTCTGCGGCTACGGGAGAAAGACAATGACCGCCAGTGGCCCTCTCCGGCCAAGCGTGGGCGAAACGACCCGGAAACCTCGTTGGATACGTTACGAGCGGCAGCCTACTTGGGGAAGTCCGCCTCTTGGCTCAATAAATCCAGGATGACAGGAACCGGCCCCATCTACCACAAGCTCGGCGGAAACGTACGCTACACTATACGTGATCTGGACAATTGGCGCGATGAGCGCAGGCGAACAGCGATCTACGACCACGCAAACACTAAGGTAGCCTAACCCCAACCCGCTTCGGCGGGTTTTTCTTTATGAGAACAACACCCGAACAACCCTGTACAGATTTTGTACGTTTTCGAGCGTTTTCATGTACAGTTTCGCGCTTTGTTCCGCACAGTAATGACGGCTCATGTAGACAGCAAAATCTCTAACCCATTGTTTTATTAGGAGAAAAATGGTGCTGCGAGAGAGGATTGAACTCTCGACCTCACCCTTACCAAGGGTGTGCCGTAAAGTTGCAGCCTATTGGATATCACCGGCTCTAGAAGCCGCCGTAGCGTACTGTACAGGATTTGTACATATTAGCAGTTCAACGGTTGCCGCTGCAAAGCGACGTGCTATGCTCTCTTCATGAACGCACCGCGCCTCCCCGTCGGACACGCAGATCGCACCTTGGAACTCGAGGAGCATATCGAGTCGACGCTCAACGCATTGATGGAGGATGTGGTCTCCGCCGGCTGGACCGTAGACGAAGCGCAGGCAGCCGTGCGAAATATAGCTGACATCTTCAAGGCTCGCTGCGAGGCCTACGCAGATACCGATCGGAAGATCGCCGAGGCCATGGCGCGCTCTTCTAAACACTAGGCTAGCGACGACTTGCACCGCCACAACTAGCTCGGCAACAAGCGCGCAATGGCGTCGCGCGGCATCCTTGGTATGCTTTCGAACCGCCCCTCAGCCACAAGCCTCTCCTTCACCTTGTCATAGGCCAGCTCTACCTCGGCCGCAGCAGCATTCGCCGTTTCGGCCTGGCCATCCGCGCTTCCTAGCTTCTGGCCATTCATGTACCAGAGCCAAAAGCCAAGGTGATATTTATAGATCCGGCCGAAATGCACGTCGCCGTCCCAGCCGGCAAAGTCGTGCTCGCGGCCAAGGCCAGTTGGTATCCAGTCGTATTTTAGGGGCTCCTTGCTCATGAGAACAAAAATAGAACTTGAGCAGTGCGCGAGTCAATGGTATGGACGCAACAGTAAAGCAAGGAGCGATATATGGCAGATACAAAAGTCGTTGTGAGTGCCAAGGATTCTGAGGCGCGTGTTGCGTATGATTTAATGGTTAGGATCTTAAACGAGGAAAACAAGTCAGACGTGCCTCGCAAGGATATTCTTGACCTATACGCAGAATGTCTGTCTGCCGCTCACGGACATAGGAACTACAAGCCAAACAAATAAAAAAGGCCCGCTGGTGAGGCGGGCCATGTTCATGCTGTTCGTGGCGGTGAGCATTATGCGGCGCGCCACAATACCACTTCGCCGTCATAGATGATGGCGGCATGATGGCAGTCCCCAGCGTCAATTCGTGTAGCGTATCGTTTGGCCATCCAAAGGACAATGAAGTAGGGCAGTACCCTGGTCATTCTAGACAGCATGCCGCCACCCCTCAATCACGCGCAGCACCTTGGTCTGCAGGTCCAGGATGCTGCCGGTGTTATCGACCACGGCGTCGGCGATAAAATCGAACCGCTCGGATTGGTGCCCGCCTGCGATCCCGCCGCGCCCGACAAGACGCAGCACCATGCCGCCCATCTGCCGCACGCGCGCCGCCTCATTCGGGAAGCGGCAGTCGTCCACCACGGCGCGGCCCTTCACGCTCGCCGCCCACATGTCGACCCAGAAGTCTTCGCCCATGCAGTCGCGCCCCCATTGTGTGCCGAGGGTCTGCATGGCGTGCCTCGGGGTCTGGCCGCCAAGCAAGTCTTGGGGAACCTCCTTCAGGCCGCCCTCGATCATGGCGTCATCCATGCCAAGCGCGCGGCACATGTCCTTCAGCGGCTTGGCGAATTTAGAGCGGCAATAGCCGAACCTCGTTGCCAGGAACCCCGCCACAGTTGACTTGCCACTTCCGGCCGCGCCGGAAAGGGCAATGATGGGGGGGAGGTAGGTGGTGGATGTTTTGGAGAGGCCCGTAATGCTGTAGGAGAGCGGCATACCCACCTCGCCGTTGAGGTAGCCTTCCACATGCGCCGTGTTGTCATTCGCCGCGTGCGGCGGGATGTCCAGCAGGCAGCCGTCGGGGGTCCATGCGGTGGATGCAGTCATGTGGATTCCTTCAGTTGGAGCGCGGCGCGGCCTGATGGCGTCAGCGTCCACTTGTAGCCGTAGTAGCCATTGATGAAGCTCGACTTTTCCAGCAGCCCATCTTCGGCCAACTGGTTAAGACGGCGCAGAATAAGGGCGCGCGTTGGGTTGTGCCCCGTACCGCCGACCTGAACTTGCCGCCGATGCCACCTATCAACTTCGTCTCCGATATAGTTTGACCACGGCGCACACGCGGCGCCGACGCACCTCAACACTTCATCTTTTGTCAGCTTCACACCACTTCCTCCACCTTCTTTGCCGGCGCCATTGGCTCCACCAGAGGCCGAAACCTAGACGCTCGGAAAGGCAGGTCGGCATAGCCAAACCCGTCCGCTTCATCGTCGGCGCCTCGATCTATTTCAACCAGCCTCACGCCGTCATAGGTGCCGTCCACGTAGTGCGTGAATTTTCCTCGCCAAGCGATTGTATAGACTTGGCCTTCCCTGATTAGCTGGTCGGTCTTGATACCGGGGAACTTGTCGTTAATGCATATGACCTTGGTGCCTGGGGTCATGTTAGCAAGTCCCCTATTGCGGCTAGCACACAGAAGATGAGAAAAGCCGCGAGGCACCAAGCCATAGCCTTCGAGTCTGCTTTGTCGGTCTCGTTCAATTCACCCTCCCCGTATCCCGCAGCCGCCGGTATTCCACCGGCCGGCCAGCCTTAAGCGCGGCCTCAATGCCGTACTGCATGCCACGCGAGATGCCTAAGTCGGTATAGACCACGCTAGCGTCGGCCACCCTTCGCCAGGCAAGGCCGGCGTCGATACCGAGCGACCGCTGCTCCGGGTCGTTGTCGTCGAGAATGCCCGGCTGCGTGTAAAGCAGATGCGATGCCATTGGTGCCTCGCCACGCAGCAGGCTGTCCAAAACGCACTTGCGGGCATAGTCGACGTTGATCTCGATATTGCCGGCGTATGGGCTTTCGAGGATCACCAGCCTTGTGCCTGCCAGTTGCGTTGCAACTGGAAGGGGCTTGGCGTGGAAAAACCCCCACCCGTCATCGTAGGCGCCCGCCGAACCCCAGCCATCCGGCACCGGGTGATGCGTGACATTGCCGCTACGGTCGATAACGCTGATGGCCTTCTCGTTCAGGCGGCGCTCTTCAGCAATCTGGCGAAGTCCAGCCATGCCAACGCCGGAGCCGGCGCGCCCTCGCGGCCATGCAAGACGTGGCGTTATGTCCGAATGCCCGCGATAGTCAATCTCGGCGTTACGCTGCGCCTCGGCGTCATCGTCGTCTTCGTCGGTCCAGCCTTCCGGCCTACCGCCTCCCTCGACGTTATCATTCGCCGGGTTGTATTTCGGCGGCACGACGCCGAGCGCGCCGAAGCCTTCCTGCATTATGAGGTTGGTCATCAATATGCCTTCCCGCCAGCCAGCATCCGGTTGCCCGGCTGATGGTCCGCCCGAACGGTGTTGTATGCCGACTTCTCAACCACTGCTCCGCCAAGGTCGTAACCAAACACGCCGGCCAGATCAAAAATGCGAATGATGGCATCAGCAAGCTCAACTTCCGCCATCTTGCGATGCGGCAGCTTGTCGTCCATCAAGCCTTTACGCAGGCCTTCCATGGCTTCCGCCAATTCACTCACGCAAAGCATGAGCTTGGTGGCGTGGACATATTTGTTGCCGGTTAGGTCTTCGCCGTTCTCTTCCCACCAGCCGGCGTCCTTCGACTTGCCATGGAAGTGGTCGACCATGGCGTTGATCTGGCTGGCTCGGGCCGACGCCACTGGGTCGAAACCGGCTGGCGGGTGGTTGTCATTGGCTGTAGCTATCTCGGACGCAATCGCGGCCTCGGCTTCAAACTGCCATTCATCGAGCATTTCGTGATATGTCTGGTATCCCATTACGCCACTTCCCTCCGTGCTTCATTGTCGTTTGCTGCCGCATACCGGCCAGCCACCATTTCAGGCCGAAGCGTCGCACGCCCGACCTCTCCAAACTCCTTTGAGTACGTTATGACTTTGGCAGATCTTCCAGATATCCAGCCGCCACCGGCAGCATAGGCATCGGGCGCGGCAAGCGTCTCGTGGCGCTCGACATACATCAGGGCAGACTTGCGGCCCTCGTCGCTGTGGAGATGCCCAACGTGAGCGAAAGCATATTTCGATGTGCCGAACATCTCGCGAAACAGGCCGGCCAATGTAGCGTCCACCTGCGCCACGCCGCGCTTGTGCCCGTGGTGATAGAAGAGCGCGGTGTCGCCCCAGCGATAGGCGTAGTAAAGCATCGGGCTCGTATCGATCGTGACGCGTGGCTCGTCCTCATAGATAGCCGCCAGCAATTCGCGCACCCATACCGACGACGCTGGATCGTGATTACCGGACGCCATGATAATGTGGACATGCTGGTGCTTTTGCAGAAGCATGTCGATGATGCGCCGCAGCGTCCTGATGACAACCCGCACAACCTTGTGCAGTCTCGAATCCGCGTCCAGAACGTGCCTGTGGGCCGGCGTTACGCTCTCGAGGCTGTCGTGGTGCATGAGGTCGCCCAACTGCGCCAGGACAGCCGTGTGGGCCTGCGGAGCGCCAGCGACCGCCGCGGCAAACCAATCCAACAGAAGCTGCTCTGCCAGTTTCAGATCGTAATCGGCGCCAGTCTCTTCGCGGTGCGCCAGCATCCCGAAATGCGAATCGGTCACGATGAACTGGTTTAGAAGATCCGCCTCGACGGACGCCGGCGGCAGCATGATAGTGACGCGCGGCAACTCATCCTTGAGCGCCGCTAATGTTGCATCAAGCATGGCGGCGAGTTGCTGCTCAGCGTCAACACCAGTCTTCACCCACTTCTGGATCTCGCGCCCGTCCGCATCCACCAGCGCCGACACGCCCTTTACGGTATGCCCTGCCGGAACCTCGAACTGCTCACCGTGCTCGCGCGTCTGTTTGATCCAGGCATCGCCGTCCTTGCTGGAGATCGACTTGATTTCGAACCCAGTCAGAACCGGCTTTGTGCCCATCATGCCGCGCTGCGCCGCGACCTTGAGGCGCGAGCTGAACGTGCCGTAGTTTAGCCCCAGCGCGTTGGCGGCGAGGTATTTCTTGCCGTGCAACGACATGGCGTCCGCCGCCTCTTGGGCAAGCTCGTCAGATAGAATTGGAGTTGGCAATGGGCTGCTCCTCTACGATGCGGTAGGCGGTGATGTTCGCGCCGTCGTCGATGTAGGCCCAACTGAAGTCGGAAGCCGCGCCTTCCCATCGAGCCGAAGTTTCCACCTCAATCTCCACCAGCGTCTCAGGCGCCACCGGACACGCGCCGCCATTCCATTCAATCCAGTCCATCAAGCCGCAAGCCCCTTCGGCACGTTGTCGTTTTCGGCCAGCACCTTGTAGAGGTGGCTCGATGCGGTCATGAAGACGATCACACCTTCAGGATGCATGAAGCCAGGAGCCGCAACACTGCCGCCACCCTTCAACTCGGCCACGACCTTATCCACGGTGTCGCTTGAGAACTCGCCGGCATACAGAACAGGCACGACATCACAGCATGCCGGCCGCGTCTCGTCATTGGACCAGCGACCGGAATTGAACAGCGAGAAACGCTTTTCCTTGATGCCGTAGTTGCGCTGAATGCCGGCTCCCCACCACTCTCCGAAGTGCTGGCCGACACCGAGATTCCGCAGATCTTCCTCATGGTCCGCGACCCACCTGGCGAACCCGTAGTTGTCATCCTCCGGCGTGATCCATCGATTGCGGCTTCCTGCCCGCACCGTTCCGTCCTCTCCGATGACGACCTGCGCGTTGGTGCCGTCGAGCTTTTCAGTGATGACGCACCCGCGCTTGAGTCGAGGGATTTTGGGGAAAGGTTTGAAGTCGGTCATTGGGTATGTCTCCTTATTCCTGCGCCCGGTCCAGAATTGCGAACACCAACTATCGTCGTGGCCACAATTCTGGACGCTGACGCAAATCGCGTTAGTTGCCGCCAGTCGGTGCCGTCTTCACCGGATCGATGCCTATGGCCTGCGGCAGTGCTGTCTTGAGGTATTCGTGGATGTCGGAGGCAGGCGTGTATAGCCCCATAAAGCTGCAGCACCGCCAGACGGCTGCGGTGACGCCGATAAGCTTGTAATCGCCGGCAGCCGTCACCTGATACATGGCGCCGCCGCTGTTGCCGCCAGTGATGTCAGGCGTGGCGCGGAAATACTCGACGCCGTCATAAGGATAGTCGACGGTCTCATATGAACCGAAAAGCCCCTCGGTAATCGTCAGCCCCATGCCGCCTGGATAGCCGACCGTCACGACTTGATCGCCCATCGACACGGACGGCTCCGCGTCCGAAATCTTCGCCACCTTGGAGAAAAGCGTGTCCTTGTCTTTCAGGACGACGAGCGCCAGATCGCGCTTGTAGTACCTGCCGAGCACGCGGCCGATATAGCGCTCCTTCTTGACGACGCGGTTGCCGGCATAGACAGGAAAGTCGATGTCCTGGTCCTTCGCCATGACGCTCGACACGCAATGGCCGGCGGTCAGCACGACTGTCTTGACGTCGCCGGACTTCTCGTCGCGTCTTGAGTAGATGACGGTGCCGCTGCAGTTGCCGTTCAACTGCACTGTTGCGGCCAGTACCTGTTCGTTGAGGTTGTCGTTTCCGGCCATGGCCGGGGCGACGACTGCGAACGCGGCGGCTATGCCGATCACAAATGCTGTCAGGATTTTCTTCACGCGCACCTCCTTTGGTTGTTGAAAGTGCACGGACGCTGTTGTTCCAAAAATCGCGTGTCAAGAACAAAAAAAGACCCCTTGGCGGTTGGGCCAAGGGGTCGGTAGGTGCCGCGCTGTGCGGTAGGCGCCACTAGCAGTGGATAGTTCGCGCCAAGCGGCTAGTCTGCCGCCCTTCGAACTGGGCGGTTCGCGCTTTTTATCTCGTGCATGTTGTCGATGCGGGTTGCCAGATGCCGCACATCATCACGGATGCCGCCGACCGCGCCAAGGATTTCCTCTTTGATTTCCTTCATGCCGGACTTGGTGGTGTAGGTCTCGGCGACATGCAGCTTGTAGGCGTCCAGCGCCTTAGCGCAATCTGTGATGCGCTGTTGAAGCCTCCACCACACGCCGACAATCACGCCGACGATCACAATCAGGCCGGCGACCTGCTCCCATGTAATCGCGCCAGTCACTTGCGCCCCCTGATCGCGGAGGCGATGACTTGCACGCCGGCCATACCCGCACCACTGTAAAAGATATTGGCGAAAACAATGTCGGCATAAGCCTTTAGCTGCGGCGGAAGCGCGGCGACGTCCGGCAATCCGCCGTTGGCCAGGCTATCGGCCACGCCCCAGCCGTACCACGCGGATGTCGGCAGGGCGGCGATGGCCCACGCGACCCAAAAGATGCGATGTTGCATCCCTTCTCGGACAACCGCGCCGGCCTCTTTTGCCTCTGCGATCTGGCGCTGCACATCGGCAATTACGCCGTCGGCCACGAGTCGCTCAGTCTCGTTCTGCGCCGCCAGCTTGGCCTTGTAGGCGTCCGTCAAGGCCCGCGCTAACGGGCCTCCAAGCCATGACAGGATGGCGGCGATCACGTCGACCAGCCAAACCTGTGGGCCAGACGCCACCACATTACGGGCAGACCTGCCACCATGGCCGCGACGCCAGCCTCGAGAGAGACCGAGACTGCCGGATCATTTGTGATCAGGTCGCGGACCTCAGTGCCGATATAGCCGGAGCCGTACAGCCAACCGGCCAGAATATAGAGAGCGATTCGAATCCAGACGGTCATTTGGCGGCTCCAAAAAATGCGGCAATCATGGCGGCAAGCCAATGCTGCTGCGGCGCTGGCGCCGGCGGCGCGTCGATGGGAACTGGCGGCGCGATTGGTTGGGCTGGCGCGGTGGCGTCCAGCAATGACGCGATGTCAACGCGCTTGCCTTGCGACCAAAGCACAGCGCCGGTCGAACTTGCCGGATAAACGACGGCAGTTGCATCCGGATACTTGCCCGTCAGGAACAGGTTCATTTCCGAAGTCCGGCGGCCCTTTATTTCGACCGGCTTGACCCAGTTCATGAATTCCTGGGCAGCCTTCGCCTTGTCGCCGGCATTCAGCGTGCGGGTCAGTTGGGCCTTGCCGATCGCGCCTGTATTATAGTGGAAGCTGACAAGCGCGTCGAACTCGTGCTGCTTCAGCGCCACCTTGACAGCGGCATTGACGTCGTTCTCATACTTGACGATATCCTCCCGCAGCAGATCGAGCGCCTGCTTGACGGTAATCGTGCCGGCGAACGTCTTTGGATCAATGCCGCCGGCCGCAGCCGTGTGGCCAACGCCGATGGTCCAGACGCCCACCGAATCCTTGTAGCGCGAGGTAACAATGCCCTCGTGCCCGATCAGGGCAATAAGCCCTGCGGTGCTCATTTTCATGGGGGTTTTCCCTATGGGGGGGGGGGGGGGGGGGGGTGGGGGGG